TTTTATTTTCTTGTCTTTATAAAGAAAACTTTTACAATCTATCTTGAGGTGAACTTATGAACACACTAGATACACTAGGCAAACGAATTGCCTACGTTATGGATTTAAAAGGAATTTCAAGACAGCTTATGGCTGAAAGATTAGCCACCTCAACAATGGCTATTGGAAACATTATTAATGACAAGGTGTTAAAACCACGCAACCTCACAGAAATTGCCGAATTGCTTGGTGTTGATTACAAGTGGCTTAGAGATGGAGGGGATTTTGAAGATGCTATTATGGCAGCTCCGAATACAATCCAATCAGAGCTACAAGGCGATCTAATCAGTAGTGAATTCGGTGCTTTACATAAACATAGAATAGATTATTACGATGTGAGAGCAGCAGCAGGATTAACAGGCTTTGAAAATTCTGATTACCCTGAAATTATTTCAAGCCTATATTTAACAGACGAGGGAATGGCTCAATTAGTTGGCAAAAAGTCATCAGACGGTATTTGTCTTGTGAATGTACCAACAGACAGTATGGAGCCGACCATTAGAAAAGGCGATATTGTCTTTTTAGACACAAAAGTCAATGCTTATAGTGGCGATGGTATCTATGCTTTTGCCATTGACGGTGCTTTATTCATTAAGAGAATTCAAAAGATGATCGGAGGCGGCTATCGTATGATTTCGGACAATGAAATATACCCACCCGAACAAATAAGCGATGATGTGTGTAAAAATGCTCAATTCATTGGTAGATTTATCCGCACTATCCATATTGAGGCGGTAAACCTCTAACCACTGTCAAAATTTAAATAAATAACTTATATACCTACATGGTATTAATTCAATAAAAACATAGGGTTACACATGAATAATAGCAATTTACCTGCACCCCTACGTCAAGGGGTGCTAGACATTTCCATTGAAAGAGAGACAGAAATTAATGGTGTCGGAATGGGGGTTCTAGGAAACGGAATCCCTTATCTAACCCAAAGCGGATTAGCTAAAGTGTGCGATATTTCTCGTATCACATTGCAAGAATTATCTGCGGAATGGTCATCTTCCATACAAGACGGTTTGTTTACTACAAATAGAATGAAATTTTTAAGTTCTTATCTATTTAGTAAAGGGTTTAATGATGAATCACTATATATCCAAGTAGAAAAAAATGGGCAAATACACTACGCTTACCCTGATATTGTCTGTATGGCAATACTTGAATTTTATGCGTTTGAATCATCAAAAGCAGATAAAACCATTGCTCAGCGCTCGTATAGAGAATTAGCTGCACATGGATTAAAAGAGTATATATATCGTTACACAGGTTACAAACCTGACGATCCGTGGCGACATTATCACAATAGAGTTTCATTATTGAAAAATATGGGAACGGTACCGGATGGTCATTTTATTGTATTTAATGAGATTGCCGGTATGATGGTAGATCTTATTAACGCAGGTTTAATCGTAAATCAACATACAGTACCAGATATTAGCGTAGGTCTGGCATGGGCTAAATATTGGAAAGATAACCAATTATCAGATCGATACGGAGAATTTAAAAAATGCTCTCACTTTTATCCTGAAGAATTTCTACAATCAGGTTCAAATCCGCAACAAATAAATGCATACCCCGATTCCAGTTTAGGTGAATTTAGAAAATGGTTTAAAGGAATCTATTTAAAAGAAAAATTCCCGAATTATATTTTGAAGAAAACAATGTTATTACCTCAAGGGAAAGAAACGGCAACTAAATTGATCGAGGTTCTTCAATAGATTAAAGAGCAAACAGAAACAATAAACCGCCTTAGAGGCGGTTTTATTTTATGATTTAAAGCACTTAATCAAATCCCCAAGTACTACTCTCTCCTCTTTATTCGCAAGGATAATATCTAATCTATCATCTACCCTAGATACAATCTCATCAATACCCAAATCATTAATCAAGTCACAATCTAACGAGATTAGCCACAACTTAAACTTTTCTTTCATAAGCCCTCCTTTTTTTTCACTAATCATACCTTAAGCAAAAGTGCGGTCTATTTTGGCTATTAAATTTTGCGATACAGATCGCAAAAACGATAAAAAATCGAGGAAAAATCGCATTATTAGCAAATGTCTAATTACAAATCGCTCAAAAATCAGCCAAACAGTAAAAATTATTCAAGATTTCTTTCTGTTTAAAATCAATATTTTATAAAGTTTGCTTTATTTTTTGGTTCAAAAAATAAGCAATCAATCAATTTTTCTTTAAATAAAACTTTACATCAAATAAAGAAATGTTTATCATGCACCCATCAAAACGAGATACACGTATCTCAACGTTCTTTAAAAATCAGATTACAAGAAGTTTACTCATAACGGCATTATGCGGTCGTGTAGATTAAAAGCCCTACCCTACATAATGAGAGTAAACGGAATACCCACTGAAAGATGAGACCAGTGAAAAACTGACAGTTACAGAAAGTCTAGTCGCAGTGGGGAAATATCTCAAAGCACATTTGAAGTACAGAGACACAGAGGCTTGTGAAACCTCTGCGAATGATAGAGAGAAGTGTGCTTTGAAATGGCAAACATAAAACAAATGAGGTTAGAAATGGAAGAGAAACGCTATTCCGAGGCTGGCAGTGTTGTCAGCAATACCATAACTGAAATTCAAAAAGAACATATTCGCACTTCTATTTTGAAAGCGATTGAAAACGGTGCTTATTATCCCGGTTTAGAGGAGCGAGCATGTCAAGCAATTTCTTATATCAATCGATTTAGTGATGCTCAAATCGAAGAAAAGCTAATTGATAATAAAACAGGTGAAGTTTACATGTTAGTCAGACCATAGGTCATTAATTTTGTTTAACGCTCTCATAGTTGCAAAGTCATTATTTGAGCAATCAAATACGCCAAGACGATCATCATTATCTATAAATTGAAGTAAATAATCCCGACATTGCTTGGCTGTATGTGTTCTTGAACTAATATACCAAACCGATTCAAATAGCTTTGCATAAGTTCCGTAGGATTTAATTGCATCAATTAATGTTTTGTAGTCGCGTTGATTTCTTAAATCATAAGTAATAATGAGGTTTGCCATAACTTAATCCTTATTTGTGTTGTGGTTAGCAAAATTATATTCCTTATGTGTTGTGGTGACAATAAGGGACTTGAGCCTTGCAAGTATAAAGAAAGGTATTTAATGGCTCTTTGTTGAGTTGGTTGTGGAAACCAACACCTGAAAAACACAAAATAAAATTTGTAAGTTGTGAAAAATAACACGGGTTCAAATCCCAAAAGAGCCTCCATCTAAAGCCGCTTTCAAATAGCGAATTAAACCTCAATCTTCTTGAATAACTGATTGAAACGTTGAGAGTGGCTCTAGCTGGAAACAGCGTTTTTCATAATAAAAAAATCTCCTTTTGATTGGTTAGCCCCTAGTTGCTTTCACACTTTGGCACTAGGGGATTTTTTTTAACCAATATTCCTAACCATACGAGGTAAAACTATGAACAAGTTAATCAATTTTCTCAAAACAACTACTTACGCAACCGCAACTATCCTTTCAATCTGCCTAGTTGCTATGACAATGCTAACCGCTCTAGCGGCACAAGCAAGTGAACCAACCGCATTAGAGCGTGAACAAGCAAGAATTCAATGGATTGCCGAATACGGTGAATATCAGCCAAATCTAACCGAGCCAGCTAAACAAGAGGCTCTAGCTTATACAGAACAAAAACAAAAGGAATTAGACGATGAAAGAAAAAAAGACTTATAGAGTTGATATAGAAGAGATTAATGGCGCATTTAAAGCCTCTTTCTTCGTTAATGGTCGTCTAATTCATAAAACTTACCCACAGCACTCAAAGCAAAACGCTGTGATGTTTATTAATAGACATATTGAGCGTTACAACGCTATGTATGGAACACGCTTTCGCTTAATTGGCGATAACAAGCCAAAAGTTAAAGATAAAGAGAAGAAAATCAAAATCCCTAAATCTGTTAGCAAACGGAAATTCATATCTCCATCAATGACCAAGTCTCTAGGTAGATTTGCCAATTACATAAATCAAAGACAATCAAAACAAGATGATAAAGACTTCTTCAACTTCTTGGATTTAAAACAAATGTTTGGTGTTCATCACGCAACCGCTATGACTGCGGTATATCGTGGCGAGCTTCCGCAACCTAAAACGCTAATCATCAACGGTAGCCGAGTTAAAGGTTTTCAGTTTGATGATGTGAATAACTTTTTCGAAATTATAAGAGGTGTATCAAATGGAAAGCCTACAAGCACAATGGGAACGCAAAACGTTCAATGACTACGATAGACAATACACTAAAGAAGATGACTACAATCGGGCGATAGAAATGGAAATAGAGGCTATTAAAGAAAATATTGCTAACTGTGATGATGATGTTATCTGTGTTTTTAGAGAGAAGATGCTTGATTATGATGAGGTTATCAATGCCTTTGATGATGATACATTTAATGATGATGAATTTATAAAGGCGGTCGCACTTGGTACTGACTATGAAGAAATGCGAATTAAAATCTTGACCGCTATGGCAGAAGATAGATTAGAACAGTTAGAGGAAGATTATCGAAAAGGATATATCCTCAATGATTAACCAATAAAGGTGAAACAAAATGACTAACCAACTACAAACTAATCAACAAGTAAAAGCTCCCGTTAAGCATAAAACACTTCGGGAGCTTTTTAATGACCCGAACATTAAGACTAAAGTCGAGCAATTAATCGGAAAGAATTCAGCAACCTTTGCGACAAGTGTGATGCAGATTGCTAACAGTAACGCATTGCTTAGAACCGCAGAGCCATCAAGTATTTTTAATGCGGCTTGTATGGCTGCAACCTTAAATCTACCACTTCAAAATGGGCTAGGATTTGCCTATATCGTTCCTTTTAAGAATAACAAAGAGCGAAAAGTAGAGGCTCAATTCCAAATTGGCTATAAGGGATTTATTCAGCTCGCTCAACGCTCTGGGCAGTTTAAACGATTAGTAGCCTTACCAGTATATAAAAAGCAACTTCTAAAAAAAGACTTTATCAACGGTTTTGAGTTTGATTGGGAGCAAGAGCCTGAGAAAGATGAAAATCCAATCGGATATTACGCTTATTTCCTTTTGGCGAATAACTTCTCTGCCGAGCTTTATATGAGCCATGACGACATCGTTAAACACGCTCAACGATACAGTCAAACCTTTAAAAAAGGCTTTGGCGTATGGCACGACAATTTCGAGGCAATGGCATTAAAAACTGTGATGAAGTTGCTGCTATCAAAACAAGCTCCATTATCGGTTGAAATGCAACAAGCAGTATTAGCAGATCATGCGGTAGTTAAAGACGTGGAAAATCAAGAATTCAACTACGAAGACAATATTCAAAATGCTGAATTTGTAGCGGTTGTAGATGATGAAACGTTTAATAACTGCAAACAAAGCATTTTAAACGGTGAAACTACTCTGCAAGACTTGTGCGACAGTGGAGCTTATGAGTTTAGCCAAGAACAAATTGCGGAATTAGAGGCGCTTAAAAATGGAAATGTACAAGCTGAAAGCTAGATGCTCCGGGCTTGCCGATTTAATGGTTAAACCGAAAAGCGGTGGCGGTATATCTGCCACTGCTAAAAGTGCGGTGAGAAAGATAGTTAAATATGACCTGTTTGGCTATCAAGATTTTGAGGGTAACAAGTACACCGAGAAAGGCATCGCACTTGAAGAGCAAGCTATTAAATTAAGCGGTCGCAAGCGTGGATTAGCATTAAAGAAAAACGAAGAAAGACGGGAAAATGATTGGATTACTGGTGAATGTGATATTTACGTTCCGACCAGAAAGCTAATCATTGATACAAAATGCTCGTGGGATATTGGCTCGCATCCTTTTTTTAGTGACGAGGCGGAAGAAAAAGCCAAAAAAGCTGGTTACACAATCCAGATGCAAGGCTATATGTGGCTATGGGATTGTGAAGAGGCTCAAATTGACTTTGTGCTATTTCCTACTCCATACGAGCAATTATCAAGCTATGACAATCCAGAGCGATATATTGACTTAGTAGAGCAAATTCCACAATCAAAACGTATCACGACCGTTACAGTTAAACGTGATGACAAAATCATCGAAGAAATCAAAGAGCGAGTAAACGCCGCTCAAGAATATTATCAACAATTAATTAAGGAAATGAGCTAATGGCACGCAATACAAACACTGTTATATTAATCGGTCATTTAGGTGGCGATCCAGAAATCCGCCAATTCCAAAATGGCGGTCAAATTGCCACATTTAACCTTGCTATCGGCGACGATTACCGTGACAAACAAGGTGATACTGTTAATCGTACGCATTGGATACCAATTGTGGTACACGGAAATTCTGCCGATGTGGCGAGACAATATCTTCAAAAAGGCTCAAAAATCTGCGTAACAGGAAAGCTGGTACAGGAAAGTTGGCAAGATCAAAACGGCAATAATCGCACCGCACTTAAAGTTGCGACACAGTCGTTTGAAATGTTAGACAGTAAAGCAAGAAATGAGACGCAACAGCCAACAAAAGGTAAAGAAGAAACAGATCCATTAAGTGCTATGGCAGAACAAGATGATTTTTCAGATGGGATTCCATTCTAGGGGTGAGTTATGGATAAGAAGATAATATTAACGTCAATTACCGGTTTGCTTGGTGAATTTTCCGTTGATGAGATAGAGAGTGTTGATGTTGTAAATAACTTAACTTTAATAGTAACAAAAGATGGGTTTGCCTTTCACGTGAAAGAAAGCAAAAGCCGAGTGTTAAAAATGATTGAGGCCGCCAAATAAGGCGGTTTTCTTTTAGGTGAAAGAATGAACAAAGAACAAGCAGAACACGAATTAGCGGAATTACACGAAAAAGAACAGAGTTTAGAAAAGGCTCTTGAACTGGTGCGTGAGAAAATCCGTGAATTAGTCAATTATACGGATAAGAATAAGGAACAGAAATGACAACAGAAGATATTCTGAATGAGCGAAGAAATACGCATGGTGATTTTATTCAAGGCTCTGTTACGTTTAATGCGTTAATGGAGCTTATCAATAAAAATCGCAAGAACATTGACGGAGTGCAGTATTACGCTTTAACAATGATGGCTGGAAAGTTAGTGAGAATTCTGAATGGCAATTCGCACGAAACAGACCACTGGCAAGACATTATTGGTTACGCAACACTTGGCGGACGATTGGAATTAGCTGAAAGCCTTGATAATACAAGCGAACCACTAGTTGATATTTTACCGGTGGTAAATCTTAAGCAGTAAATCAATATTTAACAAATCCAATAGGCGTTCCAAGTGAGCGCCTTTTGTTTTAGGAGGAATAAAATGAAAAAGTTTGACTTAGATGCAGCTTTAAATGGCGAGCCTGTAATGTTGAGAAATGGGTATAAAGCCTATATAAAATACAACTTACTTGACGAGATTAAGAGCCTGAATGTAAAAATTGGAATGTATCCATTAGTTGGGTATAGACTTGAATGTAATTATATCAACAATACATCTTGGGATGTGCTAGGTATATCAAAATATCGTGCGACCCGTGAATATGACATCATTGGAATGTGGGAAGAGCCAAAGATTAGCATTGAAGATTTACCTAAGCCATTTAAACCTCAAGAAACAGAGAGTTACTATTATATTAATGGCGGTTGTATTGGGTACAGAAATGAGTATAGATATAGCAATTTATTTGACAGATATGCAGCAGAAAATGGCAACTGCTTCAGCACAAGAGAATGTGCTGAAATGTGGCTAAAATTAATGAAAGGTATGTTGGAGTAAATATGAAAGCATTTGCAGAATGGTTAATTTATTTATTAACAGGAGCGTATGTTATTGCAATGGCTGGAGCTGGAATAGGATTATTCTTTGGTGTAGCGTGGAAAGCGTTTTGCTGGGTTACAGGATAAGATATTGAAAAGAATTGATTTACATTGACACCTCTTAATTTCGGATTAATATAACTTTACTTTCAATAGAAAGTCTGTGGCCACAATTAAGTGGTTTTTTTGTATCTGAATTGAGGTGTCTGTATGTTTAAAAAGTTATTTTCTTATTTTTCCAAAAATGATAATGATGAAATTAAGCAAAAAGAAGAAATTGAAGTCGTTAAAGATCAAATAGCTATCCCCTCTGCTCCTAAAGAAACTATTAAATTTGAAGATCGATTAAAGTTAAGAATAGAAAATGCTTTATCTAGATATGATTTTATAAAAAA